CTCTGAAATCTTAAAGATGTTGCGATATACCCACTGCTTGGAGAAATAGCCATCAGTGGCAGTACCGGCGACATCGAACTTGGTACGCATATGCTCAAGCTCTTGAAGTTCGGCGATCTTAGATGGGTTGTTAAGGGATAATTTAAATGACAACAAGTCATTATTCCGATACCCTAAAGTATAAAGGTGAATAATACACACTTTTTCTAATTCCGCCACAATAACTCTCTGAAGGCGCTGGATTGTTCTAGCAAATCGGATGTCTTTTTGGGACAAAGTTGTCTTATCTTCTTGGGCATCAGATTGCGCAAGGTATGCCTTTGGTACCTTGAGAGCAGAGAAGAGCTTATCACGAAGATAATTAACATCGTCGATATCGCCAGTAAACTGACCGCCGGCGAGGGTCTCAATCCTTGTGTTACTCGCAGCACCACGGATTGGGATGTAGAAATCCTCATCCACACTCATAGCATTATAACGCAGATCCACTCGCCCAGTGTCTTCATCAACAATTTGATTTCGCTTCATCTGAGTCTTTACTTGTTCGATATATTGTTCCACATCTTCTGCGGGCATGTTTCCTATATCAATATAAAATACTCGGCGCTCGGGGGAGCGGACAATACGATAAGCCATCATAGCATCTTCAAGAAGTGTAAGCTGCCGCCATATTCGACGTGATGGTTCCAATACAGAAGTGCCATACGGAACATACTTATCGTTACCAAGAACACGAAAGTGAGAGACTTGCCAGTTCTCAAAAGTTACACCAGTATTACCCTCAGCATTCTGCCAGTAAAACTGAATATAATTTGGATTAGTGGGGTCAGTTCCCTCTATCCGCTCCATCTCACGAACTGGTAGTGGAATTACATTTGTAACACCCAACTTATCATCAATGTCGAGGTAGAGAAAATAATCTCCGTACTTACATGTGCTCCGTGCCCAGCCAAACAAGTTTGCCTCAGAGTTAAGCACACTATAGAGAAGAGTTGTTAGGATATCTTTTATTTCCCTGTTTTGACAATCTATATTGATCAGGGGATTAAAGGCAGTAGAGGTAGTGATCTCGTCAGCATAGATATCAAGAGCAGAAGCAATCTCTGGCATATACTCCATTTGTTCAAAATCAGTATAGCGCATTTGCTTGTTACGATTGTAGAGAACTTTGTTCGTTAAGTCTCCGAAAGGATTATGATACTCCTTCTTCTTAAACTCTTTGCCCGTACTAGAAGTAAAAGTGTACTTTGTAACGTCTCGGCGGGTGCTTCTGATTACCGAAGGCCTATCATAGTCTACAATTGGACCACTGAAAAGGCGTGTCAACCTTTTAAACAGCGGTGATTTTACGTTTCTTGGGTTTTGGTTATTATTTTCAGCCATTTTTATCCTTTAATGATCCAATTTAGGTCGTGAGTCTGTCCATCTGTGCCTTTAAAAGTCTTGGGATTTCCTTTAAAGCCATGCTGTCCCTGTATCTTAGTGTTTAACTTTGTTGACGATACGGATATACTCGTTAGTAGTGCCTTTTTATAATCTGTCTCCCGTTGATTTGCCGTCAAGGCTGTCCCTCTTACCCAACAACCGATACAAGCCGCAATTACAAGGTCGTCATTATAACTTCTCATTGCTTGCGGTCTTCCATTGTGCCATACAAATGTTTTAATTTCATTCGCAAGACGCACGGAATTAATAGTAATTAGTTTATTTCTCACGAATTCCTCAAACTTCGCAATAACAAGTGGTCGAGTTTTCATAGACATAGTAAAACCCGCTACGCCACCAAGGGCTTGGGCAGAGACTTCATCAACATACTCATGTGTAGATTTTACACTATAATATAAATTTTTATAGTCTAAGTCCTGAATGCGACTTAAAACACCAATACCTAGAGAATTATTCTCTATAATCAGCAGCGCATTGTTATACTCTGATGCCATTGAAAAAAGCTGTGGAGCAAACATGTCTGGAGTAATCTTACCTTGATACTCTGCTACTTGCTCCATGGTCTGGGTGTCAAGGACATGAGCGACACTAAAATCAGAACCATCACCACGAGCTACGTCAGCCACTAAGATATATTCTTTCTGAGGTTCTGGCTCTTTCCAAATCCAGTAATTTCTATCAAAACCTGTTTTATATTTGGGCTCTGTAGTGTTTTGAAGAATAGCTTTTAAGTCGTCTCCGTGTATGACTGTATCACCGGAAGCGTTGAAGTTACACTCAAGCTCCTGCGCAATTTCACGGCGAGACATATTTCGTGTCTCTTTTTCAAACCAGGCTTGGTCACGCTCCGGGTGTACTTGCCACGGAAGACGGATAGTGTGGAAGTCATTCTTATTTTCTTGCGCCTCTGTATAAGTCTTATGAAACCAGTTGCCAACGCCATTAGGCGTAGACAAAGCAATACAACGACCACCAGTCGATAGGGTAGGATAAAGACCTGCCCAAAGTTCATCAATACCTTCGACAAAAGCAGCCTCATCAATCACAAGCAGCGACAGAGCTTCTGAACGACCAGCGTCGCCAGAAGTCGATGATGCTTTGACCATCGAGCCATTTGAAAGCTCAAAAGAATTTCTATTGTCGATGGCAATATCAGAAATCTTCAACCATGGTGGCAAATTTTTATGAATAGCTTTTATCTTTTTTACAAGATTGGCAGCGGTTCCTAACTTAGTAGCCACAACCAGAACATTTTTATCTTTGTGAAAAAGCATTAACCAGGCGACGTAGGCTGCTACCGTAGTAGAGATACCCAACTGGCGGGCCTTTAGGATCACGCTGAAGCGGTTCTCTTTAAAGTCTTTAAGGGTTTCCTCCTGGAAATCATAGAGATCAAAAGGAATAGAGCCCCTCATAGGGTGAGAGATCTTTGCGTACTTTTTACAAAAGAAGGCAGGGTCTTTGCCACAGCGGACTATCTCCGCCATCATTTCCTTCTTGTTTAGAGCCATTTATGCCTCAGGCGTTTCTGGGTTCTTCTTAGCCTTATCGTTAGACGCCTTCTTAGCATTGGCTGTCTTAAAGAAATCCTGAAATTGCTTATGGTAATCTTTGTTTCGTCGGTCTGCTGCTCGCTCTGAGCCCATTCGTAGAGATTCAACGCCGTCAAATCCACCAATAGCGTATTGCCTGTTGGCTTGAACCCACGTGTGGTTGCGAGAAGTGGTCTGGACAATTATATCTACGTCAGAGTCTTCTGTAAGAGTTACACTGTTTTTAGTAATATTTTTATATTCCTTTTTTAGGAACTTAGTAATATCAGCAAACTTTGCGTTAATTTCGTTCTCAAAGCGATTGCGTGGATGAAGGTCTCCTACACGAACCTCAGATTGATATGATACCACCATCTTAGGTCCGGCGAACTTAACCTTGAAGCCATCAATAATTCGACTATCAATGATTGCGTCACCTTCTTCTCTATTCAAACCAACCTTCAAAAGCTCCCCATTCTCATCGAGGGCGCCATCATAAGCGTTAGCAGCAGCTTGGTTCAAACCTTTAATTACGTCTAGGACAGTAGCCATTATTTTCTTCTCCTTAAGGCATATTCAATATGCTCATCTGTTGGTCGTTCGCCGTTCTTCCATGCCTCTTCACGATATTCAATGAAATCTACATAGCAATCGTAACAGCATTTAAACCTATTCATATATAGGTCGTCCTTCCTGGAAAATGAATATGTTTTACAGACTGGGCATGTACGGTCATCTTTTTGCTTTGTTCGGCGTTTAGTAATCTTTATATCACCAACAACAATCTCTTGTCGGTCACTAGAGAGTTTGTCTCTTTTTACTCTTAACCCCTTTAGTTGGTTTAGATATTCTTTTTCTTTATCTTCCTGCCACTCATTGCGAAAATCTTGGACAGTATTCTTACCATACTTTTCAGCGATAGCCTTTTCTACAGCAGCTAAGTAATTTGGGTCTTTCTTAGTTTTCATTGCCCCTGGTGTACCGCCTTTACAATAGCGATCGAGGTGCCTACCCCAATCACAAGCCCGGATAAAAGGCCTAAGGCTCCTTTATTGCGACGAAACCACGTGTTATCTTTAGCAATAATTTCTTCGAGGCTTTTAACAGAAAGCTTATATGTTTCTTGTAATTGGGTACAAACTTTCTTGCCTACATCACAGGATGCTATCTTAGCATTGATATCAATCTTATCTTGTAAAATGTTCCGAAAATCTTCTTCGCTTAACAGAATGCCGACATAAGTGTCGGTACCTTCCTCAACTGTTGCTGGGCGAGGTTTAAATTCAGTGACCTCACCAGCAACAGCGTTTAGGGAAAACAACAATGTTGTTACAACTAGTATTCTCATCTTACTTCTTTAGAAATTTCTTAAGACCTTCGATTCTCTTAGCTGGTCTCTTAAGTCCACTAACCAGAGTATAAGTCACAAGCTTATCTTTGTTAGCGTCTTCATAGATACCACGGTGAACCATAGCGCCGCCGGTCAAAGCAGCCAAGGTATCAAAGCCAAACTCGATACTGTCCATAAGACCAACGGTTTCTTCGAAGATCTCTTCGCCACCAACAACAATACAAGCAGCGCCCGTAGCAGTTGTCAAGTCAAAGCCTTCAGCAAGAAGAGTTTTTTCTAGATTCTTCTTGAGGGCGTTAGAAATAGCAGTTTCGCTCTCAACATTTTTAACACTAGTGACGCCCATAATCATACAGCCTGGCTGGCGCATGATACTATCGTAATCCGTGGCATCAAAAGTTGTATACTCTGAGTCTTTGTTTGCGAGGACATTGAACACATGGAACAAGCCGGCAACGGTGTTGTTGATAGTCGTCCAGAACTTCTTGACTGTAAGTTTGGGGTAAAGCTTTTTAATCTTCTCATTGTCCACCATGATGAGTGGAGCGATCTTACCTTTTTCTGCGAGCCCGCAAAGTTGTGTCATTCGAGCGTGGGCATTCTTGGCTACCGTTGGGGAAGCTGATTCGCCAGCAGTGGGCAGGGAGGCAATGACGCCGACACGTTGGTCTACATCTTCTACACCAATATAAGTGAAGTATTTCTTAGCTACCCTGATGAGAGTATTAACGGTGCCTCCGCCAGAGCCGCCAGATACACCTAAACAAATCACAATACGATCAACATTGGTGCCAAAAATCTCACGGAACTTATTGAATACTTCCTGCTCTTTCTTCCCAATAGCTGCTTCTGCTTTGGATTGGTCCTTACCAGCGCCTTGTTCGCCGTGCTCATCCACTAAGAACTTTTGTTCCTCTGGAATGTCTAGTCCATTGAGGTCCGATCGAGCAGTGTTGACTGCCACAGTCTTTGTGTAGCCCATATCAAAAAATGCTTTTGCCATGCGACCGCCACCTTGACCAGCGCCAACAATAGCATAAGTCAAGGCTCCGCCGGCCTTGTCCTCAACTGTTTCCTGCTCTTCATTAAGGTCAGGATCGTAATCTTCAATGTCTAGTGTGGGGATATCTACCATTTTACTAGTCTCCTTATAAATCTAATTCTTCATGTAATCTAATTAGCGCCTTTAATCTCTCTTCACGATCTTCAATCTTTTTTGTATCTTTAATTTTGCGATCGTAGATTTTCTTAATGGCTCCAATTTTATCTTTTTCGAGTGTAGCACGAATTTCGTTTTCTTTAATAGCTGTAAGGACATTTGTTTGTACACCCTCTAAGACCTTGCTTCGATCTTTGCTTGGGCGAGCTATATTATAGAGAAAAACAACGAGCCCTAAAACCACAATTGCTAAGAATATAATCTTCCAAGCACCCTGCTTTATCTTTATCCAAAGCCAATTCATTAGTTGCTTCTTCCATGTTTCCAGGTGGCAGCGATATCAGCAGCACCTTGAAGACCTATGTAAGTCAACGATACCGCCACCCAATCACCACTAGTAAGTGAACCTATTGCTAAAAAAACAGTAGCCGTACCCCAAACAATAAGTTTGCGGGATGCCCATTTTCCAAGTGCTTTATCAATTTTTTCCTGCATAGTCATAACACCTCCTCAGTAATGATAATTAGTTCTGAGGAAATCTTTTGGCTTGTTTGTGGATTTGGACGTCGCAAGCTCGGACTCGAACAACATGACCATTGTAACTTATGTTCGCAACCTTCTCCCAGGTGTGATATTTCAGCAGTAATCCTATCTTCCACTCTGAATATACCTTGGGCGTGCCGTGGAAAGTACATTGCCTGAACCTTACTAGATCTCCTGCCCTCACGCTTCTGACACTACCACTAAGTCTTTTTCACTAATTTCATATATTCCCACAATGCCGTGAGTAAGCTCCCAGTCGTCGGCTGCCCATTGGACACTCCAATATCCAGGCACTTTTTCATAGGGTCCCATTACCAACCCATAAGTACCGGAACCAGTTTTTTCAAAGATGTTACTCTGTACTAAATCACCAGTCTTCATTATAAATCCCATTCATCATCCCACCCAGTTTTATCTTTTTCTGGCGGGGCTTTAAAATCTCGTAAGCTCCATACGATTACCAGTCCTGATGGTAGTCCTAGAACTATAGAATAAATCAATCCACTTATTATTGGGTACTCTAGGAAGAACCAAATCATAAATTTTTCATTTTATGTTTAGATACTTTTTATAGGTTGCCGGCATTTTGTCGTAGTATTTTGTGTCCTGTAGGGCACGATGTGACTTGGAAAGGTGGTCTCTATAAGCCATGTTGATTAGAAAACACGGGGCTTTGGATCGAGGGTTGTACCCCTCTACCTTCAGGTCATCATTTGGATTGAAACACAAAGCAAGAACGTTACCGTTATGACTTTCTTCTAAAACCATATTTATAAACTTTTGATACTCTTTTGTTTCTGTGCCCTTGACATCCTCATTAGGTTGTGCTATCAATGCGCTGCGCTTACCAGAGCGGGTAAACCTTAGTAGCACATCTAACAAACTCTCCTGTGTATTGTCAAAGACATCTAAGTGGAGTTGGTCGCTAATCCTGTCAGCCTTTA